AAAGATTATTTCGCTTGCAAGTGGTGTGAATTTAAGGAAACCTGTTGGTCATAAAAAAGAGGCCGCCAGTTAATGCCTGAGCGACCTCTTTAGTGAAACGAAACCAACGGAAAGGAAAACGTAGTCTCAAGGTACAATATAATGAGTGTTATAAGGTTTGACAACACTAAATCTGGTACGGCGCATGATTTGGTAGAAAAGATTAGCCGTGAGGTTCCTCGCTCAGTACAGGTCGATGTGTTGATGGAAACCTACCCTAATGGTAAGGTTCGGGGGCATGATTTTCTACTCGGCTCACTAGCTGGTGAAGCTGGCGAGAGTTTGAAAATTGATATCAATCCAAACAGTCCACACTTTATGCGGGGCCAGGACTTTAATGGCGGCGAAGGTGTAGGTGGTATCGTCAAAATTCTGATGGCGGCACGCGGTATGCGCCTGCCACAAATTAAAGAATTGTTCGGGTCTTACCTGTCAGATGAGCAAACAAATTCAGTTGCACCTATGCCTAACTGGCGGACTGACGCAGGCATAAACCTGAACAATATTCCTATTCGTGCTTCAGTTGACGCGCCTACAGTTCAGGCTGAAACAACGCATGAGCGTGTAAAGATTACAGCAGATACGCCTCATAACGGGCAGTGGGATTATATCTCACGCGATGGTGAGGTTCTGGTATCAGTTCGGCGGTATGATATCGAGGGCAAGAAAGAGTTTCGCCCGTGGATTCCAGGTGTTGCGTATCCTAAAGCCCCTGATGTTCGGCCCTTGTATAATATCCCGAACATTTTATCTGGGCAGCAAGTTGTCTGGGTTGAGGGTGAGAAGTGTGCTGAGGCTTTGATTCAATCGGGCATCACGGCGACCTGTACTCTAGGCGGGGCAGGCGCTTTGACCCGTAGGAACGTGGATAAGTTTGACTTCACGCCCCTGCGCGGTAAGGACTTGGTTATCTGGCCCGACAATGATGACGCAGGCAAGGGGCTCGCAGAAATTGTTCGGGAAGTTGCGCTCGCGGCAGAAGCAAATACCGTCACGATACTGCAACCGCCGTCTGGTAAACCCCCCAAATGGGATGCAGCAGACGCGATTGAAGAAGGTTTTAATGTCGAACAATTTATTACAGACGGTTCTCGTACCACTCACCGTAGTATCAATCTTCTTAATGATAGTCTTCTTGTCTCACGGTTTAGTGGTCCTGCGCCTGTCCAACAGTTTCTAGTTGATGGCACCTTCCCTCTAGGCGTGCCTATCATCTTTGCGGCGGCAGGCGACAGTGGTAAGGGCATGATGACCCTGGACTTAGCGATGAAGGTAGCGGCAGGCAGGCCATTGCAGAACGCCTTTGGGGGTATTGTAAAAGAGTTTGGTGATGTTGTTATTTTCACTGCTGAAGATGATGAATCAGAAATGCACCGCCGCATTGAGCGGTTGGACGAAGCGGGGCTGCGGTTCGATTACCCGAACAAATTGCACGTTGTACCCCTCCCAAACGTGGGAGGTGTATTCCCTATACTGCGCGACAACATGGGCGACTACTCCCAGACAGAAGAGTTCAAGCGTATCTATGACCAGATGATTCAGATAGACAATCTGAAGCTCATTGTGTTTGACCCGCTGGCATCATTTGTTCACGCGGACGTTAATGCTGACCCTGCGGCAGGCGCGGCTCTTACGGGCCTTCTGGCTCGGGTTGCAACCGAAACGGGGGCGGCTGTTGTCGTGTGTCATCACATGACGAAAGTAAAGGACGATAAGGTTATCTCTAAGCCTGAAGAAGCTCGCAATCTTATTCGGGGCACATCTGCTCTGGTTGACGGCGTGCGTTGTGCGTTTGCTGTGTGGCAAGTTGAAGAGAAGACTGCACGCGGTCGGTGTAATGACTTGGGCGTAGACTTTCAGCGTAATCGGGTTTTTGATGGCGCGGTCGTTAAATCAAACGGGCCTGCAAATCGGGATATTCGGCATTTCATTCGGGATAACTTGACGGGCCTGCTTGTTGACCGTACCGAACAAATTCGCAACCTCGGTCAGAGCAATCAATCCGCAATCCGTAAAGAGGCTATGTTCCGTTGGATTCGGGACTGTGAGAGTCATGGTCGGGCTTTGTGTCAGATGGGTGGGGCAGATTCTCTTATCTCTCGTCTTGATGATTCAGATACACCGCAAGTCTTGAGCGGCCTGTCTCAACCACAAATGGACAGAATTGTTCGGGAGCTGATTGCAGAGCGCCGCGTTGAGAAGTATTCGTTCACCGCGACAGGTGGTCGTAAATGGCTGGGTACAACAGATGGCGATATGAGTCAGGGGCTATATGAAGCAAGGACAGCGAGGGATAATGTATAAAGCAGATGGGTTTGATGAGGCGATAATCGGGTATACTAGAATCGCGGGGCGTGATGATGTTCTTGCGTATGACTATTGGAAGTGTATCGAGATATTAAAAGAGCGTGACGGCATGAGCTCGGAGGAGGCTATCGAGTTCATGGAATACAATGTTCTGGGTGCATATGTAGGAAAATACACACCCGCGTTTATTTACGAAACAGAAGTGGAGGAGCTGCACGATGATGACTGAAAACCCGAACAATTCTAGGAAGTGGGCAGCGGACATGACAGTTGAGGAGCTTCAGGTCGAACTGTCTGAGCTGAACCATGCTGTGATTTACTTTCATCAGTCTTACAAAGACAAGATGAAGTACAACGGGCCGAAGCCCACAAGGAAATTCAGCAGCCTTGCGATGAGGCGTAACGCCGCGTATGGAAACACATTTAACGGAGGTAGAAAGTAGATATCGATGGTAGATACCAAAGACTATGACAGCATGAATCGGGCTTATTTCTTGGACAAAGCAGAGGAGCTCATCAATGGACCTCGGGCCCATGAGTACGGAGATGCTCGGGAGAATCATCAACGAATCGCGGATGTATGGGGAATGATTCTGGGTATAAATATAACACCCGAACAAGTGTGCGCCTGCATGATTGGACTCAAGCTCGCACGGCTTGCGAACAGCACGCAACAAGACGATACATGGGTCGATATCGCGGGCTATGCCGCGTTAGGCGGGGAGATTAGTCAGGGATAAAAGAAAAATGGACGAGTTGTTCGGGGTTGCCCGCTCGTCCATTTTCCCTCAGTACTACATATTGTGCTTAGTTTTTTCCGTTTAGGGAGTTGAACTAAGTCTTAGGAGACTAGCATATGAAGAAAAGATATGGAAGCGGATTAACGCCCAAAGAGCGCAAACAAGCTCAAATGTATCATGAGTTTATGAAGCAACGGAATCCGCAGCATCAGGCCGAAGATTTGTTCGGGCTCAAGAATCACCACACGCGCCACGTTAATAAGAATTGTTCGGTTTGCGGGCACCATTGGGCCTGGCATAGCGCCGATGGCGGAAAGACTTGGCAGTGCGGCGAACACAAAGTAGATTAATTGTTCGGTACGGCGTGCCGGATGTCGTGCCGCCTGGGTTCAAACCCGAACAATTTATCAGGTGCCTGGGGCATCATGGAGCAAATGGATATGGAATGTACGTTAAAGAAGCGGAACCATCTCGCGCAAATTGTTCGGCAACCGAAGTACAAGTCGCGGATAGTCCGAAGTAAAAAAGGCAAAGGTTCGTATAGAAGAAAAGGGCGGTGTCAAAACCGCCCCTTTTTATTTTTCCCCCGTAACGTAAATATAAACACATCCGTCTTTTTTGTGCGTCTTGTATGTGAACCTAGAGTGGAATTTAAAAATATTTAGCCATGCCGAAGCAAAGACATCATCAACAGCCATGAACATACCAACGTCTAATGAATTGACGTAATCAATCCGCTTCTGCGTTTTCTTCTTTTGCTCTAATAATTGCTCTTCTTTCTCTTTGATTAACTCTAATTCAGCCGCTACTTCTTCTTGCCGTTGCTTCTCAGCTTTTGCAATTTTTCTATGCATCCAATTGGACACATATGTTGTTGATGCTTTTTCGTTTCGATAGGGCTCGATGACTTGAGCGTATTCCCAATCATCGAACTCTTTATCGAGAAGCAAAACATTTTCCCATGCCGCATCATTAATAAAAAGTGTCATAGGCGCCCCCTATCAATACCGCGTGGGGAACAATTCGACCCAACGGTTCTTCTGCTTGTCACCCCATCCATAGCTGTCCATAGCCTGTTCCATGATGCGCTCGGCTGTCTCTGTCCATACAATAGCATTTTGCCGCGCCCATACCCATGCCCACAATTCTTTTGTCAGCAAAGAACGGTCTTGGAACTTGCCAACGATGTGACCAATCTCATGCAGGGCTGAAACATAATAGCCTGTATTTTTGGTCGGGCGGATACAAATCCGGCGGTCAGATGGACGCGCCCAATAACGCGGCACTGCATCACCTAAAGACTGATACTCAACACTGATATTGTGCTCGGCGCATAACTGCTGAATATGCAGGGCCATGTCGATACGTTTCACTGTCATTTTGTTTTCCTTTATGAATTTTGTTTCACTTTTATGTTGACATCATACTATCATTTGCTACACTGTCAACATGGAAATTGCAAAAAATATGAAAGGAATTGCAAATGTTACCATTTTATAAGACATACAAAACGCGCCTGTATATGGCATATGGCTCAAACCTTAATAAAGGTCAGATGGCTTATCGCTGCCCAACAGCGCGGCCCGTGGGCTCTGCTTTAATCTATGGCTGGGAACTGTGTTTCCGTGGTGTCGCTGACATTGTGAAATCAGAAGACCCCAACATGATGATTCCTGTGGGTATCTGGGAAATCGAACCCGCTGATGAATATGAACTCGATATCTATGAAGGCTACCGCGAGAGCGGCAAGGGGCTGTATGACAAGATTAATGTCTGTGGCATCATGACTTATCAGATGACACGGCGTGAGATTGCCAAGCCTAGCATGGAATACTTCAACACTATTCTCGAAGGCTATCATCACTTTGGGCTCGATACCAGCTACCTATATGATGCGGCTGGCTGGGCTGAGTATGAGCAGAATGAACGCGACAACGTGTTTAGATTGGAGGCTGTATAATGACAACCTTTGACGAAATCCTAGCGGAGCGGGGCATGAAAACCCCGTACCCGCGTGTTGAGCCTGTGTATTCAGATATTGATGCTGATATCAGACGGGCGAGAGATGACCTTATTGACGCGGAATGGTCCAGTGAGCCGAATTACAAGCTTATCCATAACAAGCGGCTGTTCTTGCAGTACCTCATGGGTGAGAAGAAACGGGGCTTGACGCGGCGTGTGGTCGGTCTGCAAGCTGTAAGGGAGATTACGCACAATGGGAAGTGATGGAAAAACAAATCCTGGCCGCGCGGCGCGAGAAGCAAGGGCAGAGCGAGAAGAGCATAGTCGCGTTTACTGCAATCTATTCAATGCCCTTGAAGAATGGAAAAAATTTCACGGATGGACGGATGAGCAAATGGATAGCTGGTGCGCCACTACGTTAAAGGACTATTGGACCATGAGGACCAAGCGTCAGGAATTGGAAAAGGCTGAATACGAAAGTCGCGTTTATCTTGATTGCCCATATGAGCAAAAGAATAAATGCAAAAAGCTTGGCGGCAAATGGGATGCAAAGAAATACAAATGGTATGTCCCAGGCGGAAAAGATACCGAACCTTTTAAGGAGTGGATTAATGAGCAGTAAGTTTAATGAAGAAAAAAACCCACCACTTAGCAAGCGGGAGAAGTAAAATGATTTATCGCGGTGTATCTTGGTCTATGGTAGTATTTGGGCTATTCCTGTTTTGGTCAGCCCTAGAAATTGTTCGGTTTCAGCAAACGGCGGGAGAGATTATCGCCATGCTTTTTCTCGGAATGATGGGCGCGGTCATGGGCACAATGGGCCTGTTCGGATTATGGGAATGTTGGCAAAAAAGGGGGTGATTTACTTACAGACTTTCACTCACAATATTGTAAGTAAAAAAGTGTAAGTAAAATTGTTCATGTTTTCAGATGGTTATGAGTTTACTTACAGCACTTACAAATTAAAGTAAAGTCTGTGTAAGTTAATGTAAGTTATTGAAAACACTTGTACTTACACAACTTACACAACTTACATATATATATATATGTGGGTACTCGTGTAAGTACCCCATATATATGAAGCAATAAGGAGAGGCGAATGCCAGAAGTCGGAGAGACTTTAACTAAAGAGCAAACATCTGTCGGGCTTGAGCGATTGAAGCCTCAACAGCAGAAATTTCTGGACCTGTATTTTAATGGGGATAAGACGCAAACTGCGGCGGCTAGGGAAGCTGGGTACAAAAACCCCACTGTAGCGGCTGTAAGACTGCTCAGGAACCCCATTGTGCAGGAGCGGTTAGAGGAGATGCGTCTTGAGGCGCGGACGAAGTACGGCGTCACTGTAGACAAGTCTGTGCGGGATTTAAAAAAGATGCGAGACGAAGCTTGGGAACTCGGTAAATTCGGGGAAGCTATTCGGGCTGAAGAACTGCGTTTGAAGGCAACTGGACTACTCGTAAACAAAAGCCATGTCATGCACGAGGACGTAACGCAAATGAATAGGGAGCAAGTCCTTGAGAAGCTTGCAGAGTTTCAGCGTATGGCAGAGCGGAGGATGAAGAATGTCACGCCCGCGTCAGAAGATGTGGTAGAGATAGTAGAAGATAGCGAATAAACCCATAATCGGGCATATAACACCGTTTTATCGGGCGGACGGAGGGCCGCTGCGGGGAATCCCGGTGAATTGTTCGGGAATCGGGCCTCGGGCTGCGTGCTCGGGGTCTTTTTTTGCGTGCAATCGGGAAATTGTTCGGGCGCAGCGCTCGGGGTCCAGGCTGCCGGGTTTAATAATTGTTCGGGTTCGGGGCACGCAGCGGGCTGCCTGGGTTGTCCTGCGGAACAATTGTTCGGGGCTCGGGACCGGGGCTGCCAGGCCCGCTGCCTGGGTTTAACAATTGTTCGCCCGCCTGCAGCCAGGGAGCGCCAACCCGCAGCTCGCAGCAAGACTCGCGGTACTTTAACAATTGTTCGCCTGCAGCTCGCAGCTCGAGTCGCAGCGCCCTGAATCTAGCTCGCTGCGGTGTCAAATGTTTGACGCTTTTTTTGTGTTTTTTTTCTTTACACTGTAGAAATATGTTTCTATATTATAGTTAAGGGGCGGCCCAATGATTGGTGAAATGGCCGCCCCTGAGAACGAAAGGAAAAAACGATGACGACTAGAACTTGCGCCGAGCGCATCCAAGACAACTACGACAACACTTTAGAATATATCCACACAGCAGCAGAGTATTTCGACCTTGACGCGGACGAGAGAGAAAACCACCCGGAACACGCCAGCGAATATTGCAACTACGAAGACTTCTTTGATTGCATCAATCAATACGGCCTGAGCTGGGACTATGTATGCAGAGAGGACGACCCAAAGGGACGCGGTTATTATCGCTGGCAGTTATCCTGGGGCGGTCCGTCTGATGAGTTCCGCATCTACACCAAGAACGAAGACACCAACAACATCGCCAATATTGAATACAGGTTTCATGATTGGTTCGATGGCGCGGGCAAATGGTGCACAGACCGATTGGTGCGCCAGTGTGTCGAGATGTTTTTAGAGCTAGAGGACAAGCTACCGTATCAATACGAAGAGGAGGCCGCGTGATGGAAGAATATATTGATGATTGGTATTGTAACAACTGCGGGCATGGCGCACTTACAGAGTCTGACGATGATTGCCCAGAGTGTGGAACAAAAAATGGAGAGTCTTGCCCAGAGGAAGCGGCCTGATGAGAAACTACCTCGTAACCCTAACCCAAAGCGGGCGCAGCTACTTTGTCAACGCGAGCAGCGCCGACTCCGCCCGTAAAATTGTTCTGGATTTTGAACCTAACTACAACCCGGATTGGGGATTGGAGGTCCGGGACGCGTAGAAATGTTCGGGTGCCGGGCCCGTAATCCCGGCGATTCTCCTCCATAACTCGGGCAGCCTTCGGGCTGCCTCTTTTTTTGTTCGGGTATCGGGCAGCACGCAGCTCCTGAATCAAACAATTGTTCGGGCAGCACGCGGCATGAATCCAGGCACGACCCGTGCAGCGCCTGGCTGCTTGTGTGATTCAATCCGAACAATTGTTCGAGCTGCCCGCCAGGCTGCTGGGTTGGCTGCCTGAATCGCGTCAAATGTTTGACACAAAAAAACGCATTTTTCTCTTTTGTGTGAAATAACTTTCATGTATTCTGGACCTGTTCTTATGAAAACAATGGAGGAAGAACATGAATACTTTAGGCCCAAAAACTTTCTATGAGTTCACGTTAGTCGATGAAGGGACAATGGATACAGTTATCGCCGTGTCTGGGAGTGACGTGAGATATTCTTTTAGTCCTGATTACAGGAACGCCTACAAAACTTTTGATGAGTTCTGGAGCGCGGCGATTGATGATATCGAAGAGGATATTACCGAGTGGGGATTAGAAGAAGATTTGGAGGATATGTAAAATGTGGAAGAAAACTTCAGAGCTGAAGACTGTTACGCGGGATGAGCTTTTTAACGCGTTACATAACAGCAGACAAAGCCTGCCTGATTGGCATGAAGTAGACTGCGATGAAGGATATGTGACAATCAACTTTTATGTAGATGAAGAAGAGGAAGAGTAAAATGGTTATTGGCGGTTATTCGATGAATGATGACGGCGTGCATGGCCTCACAGTAAAACACCATGAGAGCGATTGGTCGTTTTTCCTGCAAGGCGATGACGCGGAGATTTTCCGGTGCGAATGGAAAGTATGGCAACTGCGTACAGGGGAGAGCTTTGAAGACTTCTTGTATGCTTACGATTACAACTTACTGCTCAACTAGGGAGGATATGATGGTAAATGTAAAAGTATTCAAAATCAGGACGTATCAAAAGAATGGCGATGTTTGGGAGACAAAGCGATACAGCAAATTTGCGCTGGATGATTACATCGCCTGCATCCTAGCTTGTGACGATACGGAGAGATTCACTGTCGAAGAGGGGACGGAGTGGCAAGTAAATCCTCTTATGAATCCTCATATGCTTTAAAATTGTTCGGCGGGCAGCTCATGGCTGCTCGCTTTTTTTTGGGCCCGGCCCGTATAATTGTTCGGGTCGAATCGGGACATCGGGAATCATCGGGCATCGGGGAATCTTGAACCTCGACATAGGTATAGGCATAGGTATTGGTATAGTTACTGATATTGGTATCAAATGATGCTGCCCCGGCTTTATCCCGGTTTATTCCCGGTTAACACTGGCCCGGTGCCCCAAAACTGGCGGAATTCCGCGGTTTTTCATACCCGAACATTTGTTCTTTACATATGAAACTTATTTCGATACTATATAAATGCCAGAAATTTTTCTGGCGGAAACGAAAGCATAGAAGGGAAAACAAAATGCTTAATTGGAATCAAGAAAACACAAATGCAACCGGCGGCTTTGAAATTGAGCTGTCTCATCCAGACCATGACAGCCGTCAATCACGCGCGGAATTATTGATGCGATTACGTTCAGCATTTGAAGCGGCCGGCCTTACTCATTTTGGCGTAGTATTAGACGGCTCAGAAAGCGTCACGGCTGAAATTGTGACGCCGCCGTTGCCTATCCGTTCAGACCGTACCTATCGCATTATATCTGAAGCCCTAACAATTGCTAAACGTGAGGGCTTTAGATATCAGATGAATTGCGGCTTGCACGTTCACATAGGCGTTAGACGTTTAAAGGCTGGTATTGATTTAAACCATTACATTGACGAAGCGTTGAGAAAAGCGCGCCAGTCATGGGGCGACGCGCATGGCTCAGATACAAATATGAGATATCCAGACGCCGACTTGTGGTTTACGCCAGCGTCTGAGGGCATGCAATTTGAATTGATAAAAGACGTTTGCTATCGCTATGGCAAAAGTCATGATGTAATTGACGCCGCCATGCCGCGTTCACGCGTTCAGCCCTCATCCGGTTACTGGACTTCACCGCGTTGCCCTCATACTGGCCGCCAGTATGACTACGCCATGCTCAGAACAATTGCTGATAATGCAACGGATGAACGGTTTCTGAACGTCTGTACAGATAGCGAAATAGGCCGCGCCGGTTATGTAGAACGGCTGGCCGGTTTACTGGCGCGTAACGAAGTAAGCTTTCGCCAGCGTTACCGTACAATCAATTTGACGTCATACCCTAACGGTACCATTGAATTCCGCCAGCATCCCACAACGCTGTCTTCTAAGAAGATAAGACTATGGGCTGAATTCATCCTGAATATAATTGAGTATTCAGACGCGAAGCGCATCCGGTATTCCGAACAATTGCGGACCGAAACGGTATATTCGCCAGACTGTCCCTATCGCTATTCAACAAATATCGGCCAGCTATACCAAATGGCGCGGCGCGGTGATAACGGCGCAACCGTTCAAGAGATGGAATTAGCAACCGGCATGAGCCCTCAGAATATTAGGGCGCGGTTTACCGAAATTAGAAACCGTATCGGCCATGACTTGGTTGTCACACATACTCAGCAAGCTTACAACCACCGTTACGGCACGTCACGCGGTCTGCATAATCTAGGCGGCTATCAAATATTGGACAGCGTTGAACGTGCCGTTACTGGCGCGGCTGGCGCGTCAATAGACCATAGCGTGCCCGAAGGGATATGGCGCGGCCAGCCACAATACATCATAAACTGGCTATCCGGTGGCAGAGTAACACGCCGTCTAGGCTAAATCGCCGCAAACACTACTCAGAGGGCCGTCACTGCGGCCCTCTTTTTTTGCGCCCGTTACTATAGGCCGAACAATTGTTCGCCCTAGCGCCCGCTTAAATCGCCAGCAATTGCTATGCGCCCGTATGGTCTGGCCCGTAATTCTCAGGTACCCTAGCGCGTTTCGCAGAAATTCAGCGGGCCGTCATAAAAATGGCGTCCCCCCCTGTCAAATAATTTACGCGTCAAAAATTTGACGCCAAGTTTTCCTCAAACGGTCGGAAAAATATTAAACATCATTGACAAAACACGAAACAGGTTGCATATAGGTATAATCTTGTCAATTTTTTGACGCTAACATCAACGGAGGTAGTCATGTCGAAGTACAGACTGAAGTGGGCGGACCGAGATTATACTTGGGAAGCTTTTAATGAAGAAGAGTTTATGGACGGATTGAGGCGTTTTACGGTTTACCCGTCCGACAATGACGTAAATATGAGGAAAACCATTGCCGCGACATTTTGCGATTGGTCTGGTGCGGCGGTTAGGTACGACACATCAGAGCATTTGATTTCGGATTTGTCTCGGGCCGGTCATTTGGAGGTCACAAGTGCATAAGGGAAGGGGTAAAAGCTCATATTCTGAGTGGAGCCACGATGATTTGCGTGAGTGGCGCGGTAAGATAGGCAGCACACAGGCTCAAATGGCGAAGGAGTTGGGCGTTTCGCATCGTCAGTATTGTTATTACGAGAGCGGTCATACGCCGATTGATATGTCGTTAGAGCTTGCTGTGCGGTATTTGCACGAAAAGAAGCTGGGCGACTTGAGGGATGAGATTACCGCTATAGCGGGTGTCATGGAAGTAACGCCGAAGCCTCAAGGTACCCTGACGCCTTTTCAAAAGGAGCGTATATCGCGGCTTATGAACGCGATACACAACTACCCCGCCTCTAATTTGGACGAAAAAGGCCAAAAAATTTTATCACAATGTGTTGATGAAATCTCAATGTTGACCTCACACTTGTCCGAAGCTTGATTTTGTCATATGATTAGCCTGTCAAATTCACGAAAGGCAGGCAGTTATGATGAATAAACCTATGATGGGGCAACAACCCGCTCCAGCGGCCCCCACAGGTATGAGCTTCCAAAGCGACCCTGGTATGCGTTCACAGTTTAAAGGCTTTATGTCTGGCATGGCGGCGCGGAATATGCCTGCTCCGCAGCCCCAGCCTGCCATGATGATGCCCACAATGCCGCAACAGATGTCTAGCGTTGACATTTTTCAACCTGTAATGGGTTTTGCGCGTGGTGGCGGTGTCCCTGGCGACCGTTCTGGCGGCATGGGCGGCTATGGCGGTCAGGCTCGTGGCTCTCAGTTCAGCGGCGGTGTTCGTGAATCTGGTCCTGCGATTTCTTATTCTGGTGCACAGGCTGCTCGTAATGTTGGTTTTGACGATAGTGGCGACTCAGATGACGATGCTTTAGCGAATATGATAGCTCGTGAAGCTGCTAGAATTGATGCTCAGGATATTACTGCTCGCGGTGGTATGCCTATTATTGAAGAGGGCTTTGGTCCGACCAGTAATGTTGTTGGCATGGCTCAACAGCCGATGGTGGCTGAGTTTGCTGACCCTAGATTGGCACAAGCGGCGGCTTCTGTTACTGCATCTGCGCCTTTGGTTGATGCGGTGTATGACTTTGACACATCTGACGCTCCTGACCTTTTGCAGAATTTTGGCACGGGCGACCCTGAGTTTGCTCAGGACATTCGCAGTCAGATTGCGGACGTTATCGCTAGAAACCAGAATGCGGCGCAGACTCAAGCTCTCGTGGCTGATGCTATTGCAAACAAGGGCATTGCGACCCCTATGTCTCGTCCGAGCACATTGATTGACTATAGTGACCCGACAATGGTTCCGCGTGATATGCCGTCTGCTCCTCCGTCTCGTCCGACCCCGCCTCGTCCTGCCTTTGGCGTTGTTGGCGACACTGATGATTACAGTATTGGTGAGGGCGGTGAGTTTGGTGCTGCGTCTATGCCTCAGATGGAAAGCATTTTGGACCGCGCTGCTCGTAAGGACGGTGTTCAGACATCGTTCCCCGGAATGCAGAATTTACAACAGCGTGCTGAAAGTCAGGTTTTTGACACCAGCGAGATGGCTCCCGGCATTGGCGCTGCTTTGGCTGGTTTGGCGAACAAGATTGGTCAAGGTGTTTCTGGCAAGGTTCTGGAAAAGGTTCAGGCCGGTGGCACACCTGTATATGGCCCCGGCGGCATGATTGTTGGTGTTTATGACCAGAGCGGTCCATTTGGTTCGACTGTTTATACTGGTCGTCCTGGCTACGACAATCCTGCGTTGGCTCGCCAGATTTCTTTGCAGCCTGGCAATGAAAGCACTTTGCCCGAGAGTATGCGTACAGAGATTAGAAAAATCACTGACCCGCAGGAAGATGATGCTGGGTTTAGCTTCTTGAAGCTCTTGGGTTTTGAGCAGGGAGGAGAGGTACCCGGTTTTTTTAGGGGCGGAGACGTTCCCGGCGACCGTGGGGGTACACAAGGTAGCGGCGGTGCGATAAGTGGTGGTGTCCGTGATTCAGGTGGCGCACGTTCTTATTCCGCTGACGAAATCTCCTTTGGCGGTGATGACAGTGGCGACAGCGGTACGCAGACCATCATGGCAACACCCACGCCTCAAGCTGAAACACAGACGATTACGGCTACCCCGACACCACAGGCTCAAGTGACACCAGATGTAGTTGCTCCACAGCAGCAAGTCACACAACCTGTTGTGTCTCAGCAAATGTCTCCTCGTGACCGCGTTGCTGCGGTTGAGGCGACTGCCAAGCCGAGCTTTGGTGAGTTGGCGATGGATTTGCT